GGGCTAACAGAGTTATACCAGATGTAACATTTAGAGACTCAACGGCAACATCACCAAGCGTTAACCTTACAGTAAAAGCTAGAAGATTCCCTGGCACTACCTACGAGAACTCAGATTCAAGCACTGTCACGCAGTCAGCTAGTACGCCTATAGAGTTATACACTGAGAAGGCTGATATACGCCTCAGAGGGCGTTCTTTTGCTGTTAGGTTAGAAAGTACAGGTGCAGGTGTTACATGGCGTTTAGGAACGCCTAGAATAGATATCAGGCAAGATGGAAGAAGATAATGGTGGGCAAAGTACCTATTCCATTCTTTCCCTCTGCACCTAAAGAGTATGATCCAGATTATATTACGCAGATAGTTAGAGCATTTGCTTTGTATACAGATCAACAAAATACAGGTGGTGAAGGCAGACATACAGGAATGGTGTTAACAACATTGCAATCACATGACGATAATCTGGAGAATGGAGCGTTGTTTGAACACAGTGGAACAGTTAAGATTAGTAAAGTTAATTCACCCCATCCAAGAGGCAGTGAAGGTACTGGTACATTAGGGTCAGTGACAGTAACTATAAGCTAATATGGGCAAAAGAAGTAATTTTGAAAGAATCCCAAGGGATTATTATCCAACTCCAAAAGAGGCTGTATATCCTTTAGTGCCACACATATTTGGCATTATAAAAAACTTTGCAGAGCCTTGTGCAGGTGACGGAACTCTTATAGATCATATAGAGAAGATAACAGATCATGTCTTTACTATTGAAAGAATAAAATGCACTTATGCTTGTGATATAGAGCCACAAAGAAAAGACATTGCAAAACAGGATGCGTTAAGTTTACTAAAAGATAATATACCTGTATCAGATGTTTTTATAACAAACCCACCTTGGAATAGAAATATATTACACCCACTTATATTTCATTTAACATCAATAAAACCTGCTTGGTTGTTATTTGATGCAGACTGGATGCACACGAAACAAAGCACTTCTTTTCAGAAAATGTTGAAGAAAGTGGTAAGTGTTGGTAGAGTTAAGTGGATAGAGGGTAGTAAAAATACTGGTAAAGACAACTGTTGTTGGTATTATTTTGATAAAGACAATGAGGATCAAACGCAATTTTTTGGCAGACTAACATGAAACAAAAGAAATTAGAAAAGGGTTCTATCTGGGAAAAAGCAGATAAAAATGGTGATGGAGTTGTTACTGACGAAGAGATGATGATTCGTGAGCGTATGGTTCTTTTGGAGAATAGAGATAAAAAAGAAGATCAACAGCGATACTTGGTGTGGTTTTCTGCTTTAACAGTAACAGCTTTTATTGTTGTACTAATGACACCACTTGTGCCAATCAATAGAATTGATCACTTGAGTGGTATTGCTGAAATTTGGGTGCTTAGTAATATGGGTGTTATTGGCAGTTTTATAGGGTTTAACCAACTTGCAAAGAGAGGAGTTAAAGATGCTTAAATATTTAAAAAGAATATGGTGTGCTTTGTTAAACAGAAAATGTGATGTTTGTCTGTGTAGTGAGTCTTGATGACAGAGAAAGCTAAGAAAACAATTAAGAAGGTTGCTTCTAAGCTAAAGAAGGCTAGTCAGGCTCATGCAGGTCAAGCTAAAGCGTTGTCAGCTATTAAGTTAAAGAAAGGTGGTAAAACCAAGTCTCGTGTTAATGAGGCAGGTAACTACACAAAACCTACAATGAGAAAGCGTTTATTTAATGAGATAAAAAGAGGGTCTAAGGGAGGTAAGCCTGGTCAATGGTCTGCTCGTAAGGCTCAGTTATTAGCATCTCGTTATAAAAAAGCAGGTGGAGGATATAAATAATGATTTACAAATTAATAGATTACTTAAAATCTTGGTTTCCTGAAGAAAAAGAAATAACACCAGAAGAAATAAAAAAAGAATTAAAAAAAAGAGGTAGACCTAAAAAAAATGCCCCTAAAAAAGTCACAAAAAAGTCTTAAGAAATGGACTAAACAAAAATGGCGTACAAAGAGTGGTAAGCCTAGTGCCAAAACAGGGGAACGCTACTTGCCTGAGAAAGCTATAAAGGCACTGTCTCCACAGGAATACGCATCAACAACACGAGCTAAACGCAAGGGTACGAAGGCAGGTAAACAGTTTGTCAAACAGCCTAAGCGTATAGCAAAAAAGGTTAGGAAGTATAGATAATGTTACAAAGTTTAATAGGACCTGTTACAGGTCTACTAGATAAGTTTATAGAAGATAAAGATCAAAAGGCTAAATTGGCACATGAGATAGCCACTATGAGCCAGAAACACGCTCAAGAGCTTAGTATTGCTCAAATAGAGGTCAATAAAGCAGAGGCACAGTCAGGGTCATTGTTTAAGGGTGGTTGGCGACCAGCAGTTGGCTGGGTCTGTGCGATTGCTTTCCTATATCATTTTCTCCTAAAAGACATAATTATCTTTGTGTGTGCTTTTGCAGGTGTAGAAGTACCTGACCTACCAGATTTCGATATGAGTACGTTGCTTACGGTTTTAGGTGGAATGCTAGGAATTGGTGGATTACGCACATACGAAAAGCAAAAAGGATTAACAAAATGAAGTGTTGGCATTGTAATAAAGAGTTAATATGGGGTGGTGACCATGATATGGAAGACTGCGAAGAATATACAATCGTTACAAATTTATCCTGCCCACAATGTGATTCCTATGTGGAAGTTTATCTTCCAAGGGATAAAGAGAATAATAACACCACCATCAATTAGGTGCGAAGTTTGTGGTCATACTATGGAGAAGGTGGATGATCAGCTTACTTGCAAGTATTGTGAGGGGTTTTACTCTTACGATATGTCAAAGGATTGGATAGATTTTATTATAAAGAATGTTACTATCGTAAAAAAGGAGGAAGACGATGAAAGATAATTTTGATGAATGTTTAAAAATGTTACTGCACCACGAAGGGGGCTATGTGAACCATCCAAAAGATCCTGGAGGCGAAACAAACCTCGGAGTTACGAAGAGAGTATATGAGAAATGGGGTGGTACTAAGGACATGAAAGACCTAACTGTTGAAGATGTAGCCCCTATATATAAGAAGAACTACTGGGATAAATGCAAATGTAATGACCTAGAATCTGGGATTGATTGGGTGGTTTTTGACTGGGCTGTAAATAGTGGCACTGGTAGGGCATCCAAAGCCATACAAAAGATATGTGGTGCAATGCAAGATGGTGCTATAGGTCCTAAGACACTAGCGTTGATTAAAACACAAGATACAGAATATGTTATAGAAGAGTTTGGCAAGATACGTCAGAACTTCTATGAGTCATTAAAGACATTTGATACCTTTGGTAAAGGTTGGACAAGACGAAACAAAGAAACAACTGAAAAAGCCATAAAGATGATGGAAATCAATGAGTAAAGACCCAAGACTAGCTAGAGCAGGTGTAACAGGCTTTAACAAGCCTAAGAGAACACCTAATCACCCAAAGAAGTCTCACATCGTTGTAGCCAAAGAGGGCGACAAGATAAAGACCATACGTTTTGGACAGCAAGGAAAGAAGGTTGGTACTGTTAGTGGTACAGCAGGTAAGCCTAAAGCAGGAGAATCAAGGCGTATGAAGATGAAACGTAAGAGTTTCAAGGCTAGACACGGCAAGAACATTGCTAAAGGCAAGATGTCAGCAGCTTATTGGGCAGATAAGGTTAAGTGGTAGAGTCTTCTATAGCTTCGGCTGTAGCTCCTGCGTAACCTGCAATATCAACCCAAGTATCCTCATGATGAATATCTTCTTTTGATCTAGCTATCTTTGCTAACATAAATAGTATCCCTACGTCATATACTGTTACGTCTTTTTCAAGATGACATGACCATAATTCAGCTATACGGCTAAAGTTTTGATGAGGCGTACCATAGCTATTACCACGCTCTCCTACGGTTTTTTGTGCTTTACCAATGATGATTTCTTTTTTAGTCTGTTTCATAATGATTTCCTTTTATAAATTTTTATTTGAAGTATACAGGTAAACGATATATTATAAACAATTAATTAAGTTATGGAATAAGGAATAACTACATGGTTCTCCCATTATTATTTGGATTAGCAGGTTCAGCTTTAGGTGGCGCAGGAATGGCAGGTGGCTTAGGAGCGTTAACGGCAGGAGCTATAGGATCAGGATTAGGGAGATTTGCAGAGACAGGTGATTTAGGAAAAGGGATAGAGACAGGTCTTACATCGTTTGTAGGAGGAAAGGCTCTTGGTGCTTTAAGTAAAGGTCTTAACATAGATGCACTTGATCCATCAAAGATACCCACAGGCGTTCCAGATGGAGGCACTGCTTTAAAAACAGGATTAGAGACACTTAAAAATCCTAATGTTTTGGGTCAGAATGTTATAGCACAAGCATTAGTTCCACCAGAGCCATTACCACCACTAGCACCTGTAGACTTTGAGAATAGACAGGCAGGCGTTCCAAATCGTATTACACGAAGACCACCAAAGGGATACAGAGCAGGTTTTGATGGTGAGTTTGACTATGGCGTATCACCTAACTTTGGTGTTGGTTTAATGAACCCTAATGATCCAAGATATATGAATATGGGTGGGTTAGTTGGATTGCTAGGCAATGAAAAAG